CTTGGTCATACGGGTTTCCATTATTGTAAGCCATACCGTACTCCTTTCTTTAAAGTGATATTATAACATTTTGGTAAATTCTAGTCAACCAGAATGTTTGATAAGATACATGGTTACTTCAGGGCCATCTAGTAATACTAAATCATTAGGGTATTTATTACTAGGTCCCCAACCTTTTTTTCCTAATCTTTCGACACCAATCATTTTTGGATTAAGCTTTTTGACTACACCGATAATCAAAGCATTACTAGACGGATATGCAACACAATCTCCTATGTTAAGCAAACGTCCTAATAGATCCCGATGTTCTGGGGTCTCTTTAGGCATACCAAATTTCCTTAAAGCCTTCTTCTTTAGTAGGTTCTTCCCAACTAGCAATCATGCTGGCAATAACATGCTCGGGAATTTCTTTACCAGGCCGACTTATCAATCGACGCATAAGTTCTTTGTGCTCAGGGGTCTTGAACACCACAGCAATATGTTCATAGTCGGGTAACATAGTAAACTTCTTAGCACGACTCTTTATTGTAGTCGATGTTTGATCCCAAATAATATCACGACCTATTTCTTGAGCCATAATAACTTCCTTGGCCATTAGATCCACAGCAGTAGGCATAAAATCAGTAAAAACTTCAGAGTAAGTTTTTCCCACTTCCCTTGCATAAATTTCCACCCATTTGTCTGTGCTAATTTTAGCACATGGTATAGACCAAATTTGAGAATCAATCCATGTTGTTTTACCCGAAGCCGGAACACCGACTAGCTGATAACATTTGGGCATCACCAGTTCTCCACACTAGAAATTACAATTTCAAAACTGCCCGATGTTTCATTCATTACAGTGTCAAAGATCATCGTAGTGTGTGAACCAATACCAGAACTATTGTCCTGTTTAACTTCAACAGTTTCAACTTCTGGAAATTTTTCCAGTATAGACAACATTTTTTTCAAATCATCTCGATGCAAATACATCAAATATCCCCTTCTCTCTGTAGTGGCACCCAAATCTTTTTGTTGCCTAGTTCATCATATTCAAATTGCACACCGTTGATAGTGTGCGGCTCGTTTTCATCGTAGGTCCAGCCCAGTGCTTTCATCATACGATGCTTGACTAACAAGTTAGGACTGCGAAATGCTTCGGTGTCATCAAAACCTAGCATAACACCAACTTCACAGACTGCACCACTACGGCACACTCCTGCTACACAATGCACAATTACATTCATGCGATTAGCCAATGCATGTTGTAACAAACGAACTAACTCCGCCGCTTGCTCGTGACTGCAACGCATACTTTCTTCCAATGCAAAGTCTTTTTCTTCAATGTCCAAAAATTGAAACTGATGCACTTCTTTAAAAGAGTACTTTGGAGTAGGAAAGTCGCCAGGCGGATCTACAATCTGAATCAGCATGGCATTGTCGCCTGGGTTAATATGAAATCCTTTTTTAATGTCGCTCAACGCAACGTTTTGAATCCATGGCATATTAATTTACCTTTCTATATTCTGCTCTGTAGTAGCAGTCGGGGCTACCACTGAAATACTCTTCGCAGAACTTACGGGCTTCTTCTTCATTGTCGAAGAACTTTTCACCCATAAGGCGTTGACCCCACCCACGCTCATATTCAGTCATTGTAACTTTGAATAGAGGACCATTGAGCCGGACTTCTGCCATTTTGAACTCCTTTCTAATTACTGTAACTACAGTATAGCAGAAAAGTTCATTTTTGTCAACCAAAAAAATAGGGCCCTAAGGCCCTACTGGTAGTTTGTTGTGTCGGGATACCACACCCCGGATACACAGCCCATCCCGCTTTTCGTGTACCGCGGACGCTGAGTTTCGTCTCTTTCGAGTTGTGCGGGTCAGCGAATTTGTTAGATCGAGTAACGATCTTTCATTACGGTCTTTAACATGATTGCTTCTGGTGTGAAGTCATCCATGTTACCTCCCATGATACCACCTGCTACTGCTGGGCTGAACCCAGACACTAGAGCAGTACCACGCTTGTCAAATTTGACAGGAGTGTTACCGTAAGCGGCGTTCAAGTTCCAGAACACAACTTGAGGAACAGTGTAACCTGCTGCCTTGTATTTGCGTTCAATCATTTCGATTGCCGATTCGTCACGGTCTACGCCTTGATCGAATTGCATGTCCGAAAAGATTACCAATGTTTCAGGCATTTCTGCTTGTGGAACATTGTTCTTGACTGCCACATCCAGGATCAATTCAAATGCTTTGTGAAGGTTGGTGTTAGCAACTTCTCCAGTATTCATTTGGTCAATCTTTTGGTTGATGTTACCTTTAAGGTTAACCAACTTAGGACTACGGCTGAAAGTCAAGAATGTATCCTTGAACTTACCAGTGTTCTTGTCAGCGAAGTACAAGCCTAGGGAGATTGCAACTTCCAAACAGGTCAAGCCTGACTTAGAAGTATGACCACCCGCAGGGCAAGTCATCGAACCACTACTGTCTACCATAGGCAGAACATTAGCAGCGCCAACATAGTTAGGCAATGCATTCCATTGTGCTTCCACAACATCCAATTCTTGCTTGGACATTGTGTTGTAACGACCGATACGGCCTTTCAGCACATCATATGGAAACACTGCACTGGCGTTAATTTTAACACCAGCTTCACCCTTGACCAACTTGGTTACATATTCGGCATAAGTTGTGCCATGACGGCCAAATGCTTTCTTGTAACGTGCATGTGCCACTGAAGGAACATGACTATAGTTGATGTTGTCCCAGTTGTTGGCACACATTTGTGTTTCAACAACATTGGTAAGGGTCACAAGGCTCTTACGATATTGCTTTGGACTCATGCCAAAGAATTCACGGATTTCACGTGCGACTTCACCTTTGCGAGGTGTCCACTTTGCAGCCAACCCATTACGTGCTCGTAATGCATCGCCCAACAAAGTGTATGCCTGTGCTTTAAGAGGCTTAGTCTTAAACACAAACAAGTCGTCGTAACGACCTAGCTCTGGTACCTTAGCCAGCAGACGACTAGCATCTTCAGGTTTGGTATTTTCCAGATATGCAAGGATATCACGGAAAACTTGACGTTCTCCAGATCCGCCGCGTACATCACGTGCCCATTGGGTAATACGTAATGCCAAGTCAGGATTTTCTACATAAGCCGCTGTAAAAGCAGGAACAATGTTCTTGCCTCGGCTTGCACCGATATTGTAAAACAAGTCAACACATGCGTTAGCACTGGACTTGCGAGCCTTCATACCATTTGCGGTACGGGCTTCTTGATTTTTGATTGCTTCAACGAATTGCATAGTACTCTCCTTTCTTTGATTTTATGCAACAGGATACATTTTTACGGTTTTGATTAGAAGTCAAATGTATAAAAATTGCTGTTAGTATCCTAAAAACTTATTTTACTAGAAAAAATTAATTAAGTCAATAACTGGATGATCGTGCCAATTTGTTTATTTTCTGGTCTGACCAATTACGGCACTCAGACCCTATCAACATTCATGTTGCCTATCTAGTAATTGTGTCTGCTACTAGAAACATAGTATGTCTTTCCATGCTGTCATCCATTCCTTAGGCGTCTAGTTTCCTAGAACAGTATTTCTACTGTGTACCGCTACCGCTGTCTATGGTAATTACGTCAGAGTTTATTTTAAAGTGCTGAACTCATCCAAAAAATAGCAGGCTAGTTGTCTACTTTTTGTTTTTATCGAGGAGACTTATCGAAACTCCTCTAGGTAAACTTGAAGTTATCGCTGTTCACCTGTCCATGTAATGGTTACTTGCTGAACCTAGCCTAAAATTTTATTATGTTGTTATTATATAGAATTGATAGATTAAAGTCAACAAATTAATCTATTAAAATGTGTATCTATTATATCAGATATCACCTGTAACCAAAGAAACATCATACCCAGCCTCTATTTGTTTGGCATTACAGAACGTTACATATTCGTCTGCGGCAGATTGATCTGTAAAATGGCGTTCCCGTACCACAAACCCGTCAATCAAAAATTCGTGAACTTCACCGTCAGTTTTACCTTGATTTACCAATTGATTCAAAAAATTGTCAAAAACAGTTGTGTACCCTACATTTGACGCTATTTGTTGAAGTGTTTCTTCTGTCATTGTACCGGCCGATTTTTTAGTAAAAATCATAATAATCTCCAGATGAATATATGTAAGTATTTATACTTTAATAAAATTTATTTTTATTTTGGTGTCCGATACTGGGATTGAACCAGTGACCTCTACCGTGTCAAGGTAGCGTTCATACCTCTGAACTAACCGGACAATAACAGGTTCTCCTTTTACGTGCTGTCCACTACACCAACGTGAAGACCAACTCACGCCTGGGATTCGAACCCAGCCCCTCTTTTTTTCAGAAAGATTATTTTAATTGCTGAAAAGAACCTAAATGGTCAAAAATAACAGGATACTATCTTTTTTGGAATTGAACCAAATATCGCATGAAGCGAATTAACCAAGAGGTTGTTGCTGTTAGTATCCTAAAAATCTGGTCCAGCGTACAGGAATCGAACCTGTATTTATAGCTTAGAAGGCTACTGTTCTGTCCATTGAACTAACGCCAGGTAAATATTATTATATAACTTTTATAATTTATAGTCAATGAAAAAATTTCAAACAGTGGGTATTATTTTAATAGATTGTTGGGGCAAACAATGGTTAGATCAACATCCGGAATATTTACAGTTTTATTCTCAATTAGAACAATTTATTCTAAATAATACAGAATATCAGTATATTGTGTCATCTACCGAAAATCTAGCAGAGAATTTAAAAACATTGCCAGGCACACATCTAGTCTGCAAAAGTTGGGAGGATTTAGAATTACATTTCGATTCCATATCTGTTGCAGGACATTGGTTAATTGGGGGTGCTGCTTGGGACATATGTGTTCATCACAGCGGCATCGGATTACTATCATTGACGAGAAAAAATTATATTAATTTTTTAATGTTTAGCCACCCTAGCTTAATTTCTCTCGAAGACCCCCTTAATAAAGTAAATGATGATCAATTTAAATATGATAGTAAAATTAGTTGGACCAATTGGTGGACTCCGCTGGGCTCGGAATATTGGGCTATGAAAAAATTTCTTAATAAATGAGAAGCATTGCTGAATAATTTTATTTTAATGTTTTATAAAAAAATGTTTGATTAATATTCCTTCGGTATCAAACTCAAACCACTTATTACGAACATTAAAATTCCAAGCATTAGGATATGCATGATGATTATTATGTAGTCCTGCACTTAAAAGTAAAAATCTAGTAAAATATTGATTTGTACTACAGTCATCTGTGTTAAAATTCCGATAACCCGCGGTATGCCCAATAGCATTAGTAAACCCCGCTGTAATGAATGTCATTAGATTCGGTAGTGCAAATAAGATCAACAAAGGAATTATCGAATTTATGATATAAGAAATTAAACTTAGTATCATTACCCAACCTAATACGATTTTAAAATAATGTCTATGCAAAAACATTTGTAATGGATCTCTCAACAAGTCTTTAACTGAAGAAAAATCAACTATCCAATTTTTATCCCACATTGTTAGCCAAGTTTTAATTATTCCTATATTTTTAGGACTATGAGGATCTTTGACAGTGTCAGAATATCTATGATGAGTTCTATGTACTCCTACATAAGATATGCAACTGCCCAATCCTATTAGGGTTCCGCCGATCAACAAAAAATTTTTTTTAAATTCAGAAGTTTTAAAACTTTTGTGACTGAAAAATCTGTGTAATCCTATTTCTACAAAAATTCTGCCAATCAACAAAGAAATATAAAAATATAAAAAATTTATCCACCAAGTTTCGTTGTTGGTAATTACCCACCATGTAGTTACAATAAAACTTATAAGAATTAGTAATTTAACTTTTATCGCAACATGCGACACTGCCGTTTGATCCGGGTCAATAAATCTTAAATATGTGATCATATTTCATATTTATAGTGGTCCCGCCACCAGGAATCGAACCTGGATCTGAGTCTTAGGAGGACCCCGTTCTATCCATTGAACTACAGCGAGTGTGGTGCTGGTGCTCTTACCAAGAATCGAACTTGAAATACATCCTTACCAAGGATGCGTTATGCCATTTAACTATAAGAGCTCACTGTTTAGTTTTTAATGGAACTAGACTGTCTTTACGCATCAGAACCATGCGATAACTGCCGGGTTTATGCACTGTCAAATAACTAACTCCATCGATCAATTTGATTTTCTTAGTATCTTCGCAGATCCATTGTTCACCATTGAAAGAGTTTTTAAATGTAATAGGCTTTGTTTGCATGTTTATCCCCTTTTAACTGGTACCCCTGTGATGGAATCGAACCACCATCCCGACGTTCGTAGCATCATATCCTATCCATTAAACGAACGGGGCATTGTATTGGTGCTCCCTCCCCGATTCGAACAGGGTTCCACGGATTTTCAATCCGTTGCTATGACCACATCAGCTAAAGGAGCATAATCTTATTTGGGGTGAAAGGGGGAATCGAACCCTCGTCAACTGTTTCACAGACAGCTATGTTACCACTACACTACTAACACCATTGACTGGCGGAGAGACTGGGACTTGAACCCAGAAGCCGGATTACACCGACCGACGGATTAGCAATCCGCTCCAATACCATTATGGGACCTCTCCAGGTTTGGCGGAAGCGGTGAGATTTGAACTCACGGC